AAAGGCCAGCCAGTTGGGTAGTCATTGGCGGCTTCTGCGCTGGCGATTTTGTGCAAGGTTTCCGTCACCCTTTGATCGGCAACGTCAAGGTATTCGTCGGTCAGCGCATGGACGCAGACAGCGTGTGGCGCGTCTTTTTCCACGCAGATGAAATAGAACGCCAGATCACCAGCGCCGTGTAGCTTCATTACGCGACGGTAGAATGATGCCTGCAGATCGTACCCATACTTGCGCAGATCACGCGGAAAGCCGTCTGGCGAAGCATCCTGCGTTGTCTTGATGTCGAACATGATGCCCAACAATGGCAGAAAGCCATCAGGGCGACATTTCAGTTTAACACCTGTCTGCGTATCGTCGGCAAAGTAGCTGCCTTCTGCGACCATCTGAGGGGCTTTAAGCCACATTGATGCCACGGGATGTTCGAACACCGCAGCGGCCATTGCCTGTGCCAGATCATAGTCGGCTTCGGTCAGCAGGGTCTTGCCGTCGATGTCAGCGGCCAGCTTGAGTTCCTTCCAGCGGTTGCCACGGCGATCTTCCGGCCCACGGATGATCAAATCCTTTTCGGGTTCCAGCAGCATGGCGTGAACGGCTGTGCCAAGGTCGAAGGTCGGGCTGGATTTGTAGACTTTGTTCTTCCAGTGCAGCAGAGATTTCAACGCGACTGCCTTGACATCGCTGCTGCTGATCTCTGGCCGAGCGTGGTAGTCTTCGTTGGTTAGGTCTAACTTCATTTTTCATCACCCCTAGCGTGATTGACTGTAAATCTCACCGATCCATCCAGTGGACCGCTTGGCGGACAAACGCGGTAGGATGTAATTGGCCCTGCCTTCACTTTTCCGCTGGCAAATTGATAGACAAAGTTTGCATACATTTGCCCACCATGCACCTCATGCAGTGCATCGACGATGCTTTTCAATTCGTCTAACTTCATTTCTTCCTCCAGCCATACATGGCAATCAGAGCCGCTTCGGCACGGCCATCATCCTTCACCCGCGCCCACTGGTCTGAGCAATCAGGGAAATATTGGCTTGCCAGCGCACGGCTGGCGCTCTTGTCGGTTGTCAGGTGCATGGATTTCTTCCACGCGCTTGGGTCAACCTCGAAGGTCGGGATGCCCGCAAAGAACAGGCAAGCCTTTAGTTCGCCGTAGGCTGTGGCGATGGTGACGGCGTTCTTGATGCCGATCATGCGCGGGAAGAACGGGCGTTCCAACCATGCGCATTTTACGACACCGATGTCGCTTATAAGCTGGCGTTTGCCGTCGATGGTTCCCGGCATATCATAGGTTTTGACGGACAGATCGGATTCGTAATCATCCATGACCGCGAATGCGCCCTGCTTGCCGGGATCGATGCCGATGATGCGGGTCATGCGCCACCCGTTGCGATCTCGCCGCCGCAAGCCAGATAGCCGCAGCCGTCGATCCAGTTTTCAGGGTTGTTGATGTTGCCCTTGGCGCGGGCCAGCTTGAAGAGGGTCATCATAATGGCGACATCTTCGGCCCCGACATAGCAATCAAGGTGAGCCGACCAGTATGTGGCGATCAGACCGAAGTTGGCTTCGGCATCACCGTGGGTGGCTGCGCGGTCTTTGGTCACATACTCTTTCGCCGTGTCGAGGATTTCAGACCGATGCATTAAACTTCTCCACATATTTGGTCAGCGCGATGAGTGTGCTTTCCTTCGGTTCTTGATCACCGTTGAAAATCCGCCACATTGTCGAATAGGACATTCCGCAGAAGCGGGCCGCATCGGCGATCTGGTTTGGGATGATCTTCTTCAGTTCTGCCACTGTATAGACCATGAGGTTCACTCCTGTGTGTCTGGCGACGTTATGCGCAGACGCAGATATGGTCAATGGAAAATATTTGCGCAGACGCATCTTTTTCTTCTTGCGCGTTGTTGCGTCTGCGCATAGGCTCTGCATCACGAACAAACATCTATCAACTTATGGAAAGCAAAATGACACGACTGACCAACGATATGCGCGACAGCATCAAGAACAAGATAATGCAGGGCTTGCCCAACTTGAATTACGTCGATCAGGTCAAGACACTGGTGCAAGATACCATCATTGAGTTTGCACCCAAGCAGGTGCAGGAACTCTACGCTGACAAGAACACCCGTGGGCATCTGAAAGTGGTGAACTTTGAAATACGCGCAAACTGGGGGCTGTTAAGCTATAAATATATCAACGACATCTATGGGACAAACGGCATAACCCGCTTGCAGATGGATGAGCGTGTTGCGGTGTTGCTTAAAGAAGGAACCCTCATCCACGCACTATATACGCGCCTGCGCGACAGCAAGCTGATTGATAAGTATCGTGAGCAACAAGAACTTCGGGCTGATGTAGTGAATCGCATCAAGGCCACCCTCGCATCGGCCAAGACCATCAAGCGGCTTTATACCGTCCTCGAACCCGAACTGCATGGGTATATCCCAAGGGAAGTTGACCTCGTAAGCAACTTGCCCGCAACGGTCGCCCCTGTGGTAATTGATCTGCGCAAACTTGGCGCTGTGCTGCCAGAAGTAGCAAAGAAATAAAGGAAAACCCAATGCGTGAATTTATCGAAGACCTCGTAGGCTGCTTGTGCCTGTTCGCCATGATCCCCGGCCTGTTGTTTCTGCTGTATGGTTTCGGGTGGAACTGATGGCCGCATACTACAACGAAATTGACCCCAAAGCCGCTGCATGGTTGCGGGAGTTGATCAAACAAGGTCACATCGCCGACGGCGAGGTTGATGAACGGAGCATCGAGGATGTCAAACCAGTTGACCTTTTGGGATTTACTCAATGCCACTGGTTCGCCGGAATCGGCGTCTGGTCCTACGCCTTGCGCAGAGCCGGATGGGCCGATGACCGTGCTGTATGGACAGGATCATGTCCTTGCCAGCCTTTCTCCACGGCAGGCAAAGGCGCAGGGTTTGATGATGAGCGGCACTTGTGGCCAGCGTTCCATCACCTCATCAGCCAGTGCCGCCCTGACGTTGTCCTTGGTGAACAGGTTGCGTCTAAAGACGGCCTCGCTTGGCTCGACCTTGTATGCGCTGACTTGGAAGCAACGGGATACGCCAGCGGGGCGGTCGATCTTTGCGCTGCGGGCATCGGCGCGCCGCACATCAGACAACGGCTCTGGTGGGTTGGAACACGGCTGGCCGACACCGTCAGCCCGCGACTACAAGGGCGAAAGCGGATCGGGCCGACAGGAACGCAAGGGCGACCCAGCGGATACGGTTCCGAATGCAGCGGTGCTGACGGGCTGGCCGACGCCAGTGAAGCAAGACGCATCGAGTTCAGCGCGGACAACGACAGAGGCGCAGAAGTGGCAGACGGACAAGACCGTCGCAATGATGCATACATCACTGGACGCGGCAAGGATGGCGTCGTGGGATGCGATGATCGGCCCAGCCCGACTAACGGCCACTGGCGAGATGCTGACTGGCTCTTCTGCCGCGATGGAAAGTGGAGGCCAGTTGAACCCGGCACATCCCCGTTGGCTCATGGGTCTGCCGCCAGAGTGGGACGCCTGCGCGGTTACGGCAATGCAATCGTTGCCCAAGCAGCGCAAGCCTTCATCGAAAGTGTGATGTGATGGAAACCAACTATCAAGCCATGCAAGCCCGCTACACGGTGGCCGATTGGAACACGGTCATTCGCCTGCACCGGGCAGACATAGAGCGCCTACAGGCCCGCTACGGCACGCAAGCCAATATCGCTTGGGTGGGCGAGGAAATAGATATGCTGCGGTTCAGAATACAACAGGCCGAAACCCGCAAGGCCGCGCTGATTGCGCTGGCAAATGGAGACGATAATGCAAACCTCTGAGATTATGGTTATCAATCGGCTGGAGACGAACACAGCCTTTGCCGCGACAGTTGACGGCAATCAATCCGTTTTTATCCCAGCCAAAGTTGCGTCCAGCTTGGACATTCAGGTTGGCGAAAGGTTCAATGCCATCTTGATTGCAAACACAACGCATCCAGAAAAGACGCCTTGGATGGCGATCCGCATTATTCGCATTGATCCATCGCAGCAAGCACAGGTGCAGGACGATTTGGCTAGGATGATCTTGGATGATCTAAGCGAAGGCGGGCGGGCCAGTGTCGAAGATGTGGCTGAGAGCATCAATTATCCGTTGATGAGCGTGATTGCCAAGATGCAGGAAATGGCGCGGGGCGGCATGATCAAGCGGCGGACGTTTTACGCCATCGACGAAGCTGATTTTTATGATGGCGACGAATGAGTGTTCAACATAGGCCAAGAGAGCATGACGAACAATTGCTGTATATTTTGAAACTGCGGCAACGATACGGCGCGATAAAGGTTGCTGATTATTTGGGCCTTGCCAGCGCACGGGTTCGCACGATCTGCAACCGCATCGTTGACGATGATGTCAAACACAGCACCAAAGATGGCATCGAAAGCAAAGGTCAGGTGATGGCCCAATATTGGAGACGATAGGTGACTGACCGATACGGAAACCGAACCATCATTAAGATGTTTAATCAGATCAACGCGCTTCGCAAAGCAATCCGCAACGAAGGCACACCAGCAATCCAAGACGCTTGGGATAAGGTCGAGGAACATATCGACTTCGTATATGCAAATATGAAAGGTGAAGAATGATAGTCAAAATCAGAGACAAAACTTACGACAGCGTAAAACACGCATCAGCCTGTTTGGGCGTGTCAAAGTTTTCGATCTATGCAGCGCTGAACCGTGGCACGATTGACCGAGTTGGGCTTGTATCTGCCAAGGGAAAGCCGATTTTGCTGGATGGATTGAAGTTTAAATCGATGTGCAACGCCAGCATTCAACTTGGCTTCAACAGATCATTTGTGCGCTGGGCGATCACCAGCGGATCACAAAAGGCAAACGAAAGGCTGAATAAAGCCATCGTGCGCTACAAGCAGGATCGGGGGATTGCAGCATGAAGTTCCTAGTCATCTTGTTGATCACATGGGCTGACGGATCGTATTCAGGTTTTGAACTGCCAGCGGACTATGAGTGCAACATGGCGATGGATGATGCCATCGTGCAGGCGGCTGATATGGGCTTTGATTATGGCAGGATGGAGTGCATATACACCGACACTATAATCGTCTCTCCACGGCCCCCAAAACGCCCCGTTGGCATATAAAATCAGAAGGCCGAAGGTTTCCCTTCGGCCTTCCTTGTTTCTGGTCGATCAGCCAAGCAGTTTTGCCAGCGTCTTCGGACCAGCAACGCCATCAGCAGCCAGCCCGTTGGCCGTTTGCCACTTTTTCAGTGCAGCCTCTGTGGCAGGGCCAAACGATCCGTCAGCTTCCAAGCCAAGTTCCGCTTGCATACGCTTCACGTTCTCGCCAGTGGAGCCTTTCTTCAACACGCCGGGAATAGCAGATGCGTGTGTGATCGGTGCTGGCACAGCACCGCCGAGGACAGCCAGCGCATCGGTATAGTGCTTTATGCGGTCATCTAGGCCAATCGTGCCCCCGTTCACCAGCTTGCTGATCTTCACAATGTCGTTGGCATCACACGCAGCGTTGATGTTACGAGAGTTCCAATACCAACAAGCCGACTCAAGTGCGCCCTTCTTGGTCTGAACGTAGTCAATGACATCTGGAAGACTCATCTTGATAGATGACGCAAAGGCACTGTAATTGTCCTTGCCCGTCAATTGGATAATGCCACGCCCACGGAACAGATGGCCCTCCCCAGATGCAGTATCTCCATTGCCCATGCGGTTAGCATAGATCACGTTTGCGATCTTCTCGGGCTGCTTGGCGTATGCCGCTGCGTCCCGCCCGGCCTTCGAGAAATACTTGGAAAATAATTTCTCAAGTGTCTCACTTCGGTAGTTGAGGTTTTCGCTTAGCACTGTGAGGTTCATCGATTCATGGCAGCATTGAGCGAAGAAACCAGCAATGCGATTTGGAGTGTTGATTTCATATTTGGGCAGAATTTCCAGCGCGGCATCTGCCCACGCAGCGGCATCAGTGTTGCCGTGCAAGATGTGGATGATGTGATCTTTGGTCAGGGTCATTTCTTCTTCCCCGCGCCTTTCGCCACAGCGCCGATCACATCGGTCACATCACCCGTGACGGCGGTTTTGATAAGCCCTTCCACTTGCGGCGGCAAATCCACCTTGTCCAGCACCGCATCCGCAATCTGCCCTTTGATCTTTTTGCCAATCAATGCACCCACCAGTTTACCGATCATTCCGTTGGCTCCTCAATTTGTGGTTTGCGGTTGTTGCCAGCGGCCATCACGCCACCTAGGGCGCCGACGATGAAGCTGGCAATAGGTGTCAGCAGTTCGAAGAACTTGCGGTCGTTCTCGCTGCTGTCACCCATAGGCTGGGTGACGAAAACCAGCGAATACAGGATCACGAAGATCGTGCCACCGAGGATGACAGTTAATGCCACCCCGATGAAATACCGCAACTTGGCTTCCATTTCGTCAGGATCGTTCTTACCCATTGGTTCCTCCTAGTAGATCATCAGGGCATTGTTTTGTCGCCGTGCAGATCGGCGGCAAGCATTCAGGGTTAGCCCAGTTGTCTGGGTTCTGGCAGGGATAGCGATAGAAGCCATCCTTGCTGATCACAAAGATGGCGACGATGGCAAAGCCAAAGATCAGCCACAGCAGTTTTTCTTTCATCTCACCATCCTCATTGTGCCAACGGGTTGTCTAAGGCACGTTGCAGCTTGCCGTTGAGCCTGTCTTCCAACTCTTTCATGTCCTGATCTTGCGACATCCGAAGCTGGTCGCGCCTTGTCTCGAACCGCTTTTCAGCATCGTCGATCAGGCTGCGCACCTTCTCTTCGTTGGTTCTGACGGCATCTTCTGCCCGATCCACCTGTTTTTCAAGTTGGATGATGTCATCCTTCAACCCGTTCTTGATGTCGCGGGCATAATCCAAAGCTTCTTGGACCTTGGCATCCATGATTTCCATCTGTTGCTGATAGGCTCCAAGGTCCATCGAGGCGACCTCTTCGACCTTCTGATACATCACGAAGCCGCCGTAGAGTGTGCCGCAGACGGTGGACAGCAGCGCCACGGTGGCAGCGATGGTCGCTGGCGTCATGCGAAGGCCAAGGATGGTGAAAGCCTTATCCTTCAGGCCGTCGATCTCATCCAATGCTTCACCGAGGTCACGCCGATCTGTCATTGCTCAAAACTCATTTGTTCTTCCTGCAATGCCTTCATCGCTTCGATCTCTGCACTAAGTTGTTCGATTTCCAACCTGCGCTGTTGCAGTTCGAGCAAATAGAGTTGGTTGCAGTCGATCCGCGATTTAGGTGCATTCAGCGGGATCACGATCCGAGCAAACAGGCCGATGTCTTTGGTCTGCGGAACAAGACCAGTGCCGTCCATGTTGTTGATGCCACCCAGCACACCCATTTCGAGGTTGGTGCTACCCCCGATGGCCATGCTGCAATCAAGATCACCAGCGCCAAAGCTGTCGCTCTGATAGCTGCTTGATGCGGTCGGAAGCTGCAATGCCAGCGATGTGCTGTCAGCCTGTGCCGCTCCGCCGATCAGGATCAGGATGATTGCCAGCCACTTCATGCCTGTTTTCCATCCAAGCGCGAACAGATGCGCGATGACACGACCGCATTGTTTTCTTCCCCGGCGCGGATCATTGATTCTGTGCAGACATAGACAACACGATCTGCGTCGGATTCCTTGATGTAGACCTCAAAGTCTTGCCGTCTGCCCGGCTCAACGTGCATCACCCGCTGCGCCGATGCGAAAGACACTGGGTTCCATTCGCCATCCCACAGACTGATGGCGAAATATTCAACATCATCGCGGGCGTTGAACAGCGACAGGTCGGCTTGCATGATGCTTGGCACGGCAGATTGATGCAGTTCAGGATATGCTGGCGTCATCTCATGTGCGCCAACACCCGTTGCCCAAAGCATCATTGCCGTTGTGATCAGCCTCATTTTGCGATGCAATCCGCTTGGATGATGGCTCGATATGTCCCCGCCGGGAAAGCCTTGTTGTATCCATATTCGGCGGTGCTATCGACTTTGAACCACGTTGTCCCCGCGACGGTTAGGTCAAATTCGGTTGTCGCATCGTATTCGACCTTGGCAGCGTCATAGGCCGACATGGCAGCATTCGACACGCTTGATACAGATGCGCCGCCAGTCCATGTCACGGTGTCGGTCAGTGTCGGGCTGGTTGAAAACGATGTCGGGTGCGTGATGCGGGCGACATAGTAATCTGCCAGCGCCACATCAAACCTGATGATAGGCGTTACACCACCGTCGGCTGGGATTGCACTCAGCTTGCTGGCCGTAGGGTTGCCGTAGACGCCCGTGCGGTCGGTGCGGATGATGCACTTAGCTTGGACATTGCCTTCGATCTGGACGCCATCTGCCAGCGCCATATGCGGCAGCGCGGCCATAAGAACGATTGCGAGATGTTTCATGTCATGCCCTCATTGGTATTGCAGGTCGATCATCTGCTCATGCAGCACTTGCTGCGCTAGGCCATTCCGTAGCCCACGCTTGTTTTCTGGCAGCTTACCATCAACAAGCATGGGCGCATCAGCATATGCACCGCCATCAAGTTCTGCGGCATAATACGCATCCATGTCGGCACTATAACTCATTGCAGCCAGAATAGCATCCTGTGAAATGCCATTGGCTAATGCCAGTGCATTCTTTGATGCAGCCAAGCCACGCTCTAGCCTCGCCTTGCGCTCCTTATCGTCGCCTTGATCTTCGGTCGGCTTTTCTTCGTCCTGATATTCTTGCTCTGTCTTTGCGCTTGCGATGCGATATGCGTCATCTTCCAGCGCATTATATTGTTCTGTTTCGCCGATGGTGAATGGTATCTGCGGCGCGACATACCCATCGCAGGATGGGCTAGATTGCGGGTCAGCGCATTGATCCACCCGATAGGAATAGATCACAGACGCATCCGAAATGTCGCCTTCTCCTTCAACCTCGATTGACCCGATGCCCCAATATTCCAATGGGATGTTTGACACAGGCACGGCCTTGGTGATGGTGTTTCCATTTAGGCCAGACCAATCATCGGTTTCTTGGAATATGTAACCGCTGCCGAGTGCATTTTCGTTCTGCACATGGACAATGGCATCAGCGGCTTGTTCTTTCGTGATGGTATATCTGTAATAAACGCCAGTGACATCCAAGCCAGCGACATTCGGAAGGATGTTCAGCATATCCCATGTAGGATGGTCTATGGCTGCGTTTCCGCTTGCGCCGTAGGTATATGGCTCAGATTGCGAGCAGAATGCCCAAGACGCCAAGCACAGCGCCAATGCCCAGCTTTGTTTTGTCATTGATGCGACCCTTCCGCTGGCCTTCCCCATGCGCTGGGTCGGCTTCCCATGCGGCCTTTGCTTCCTCGCCTATCATGCCATCGTAGGGGCATGGTGTGCCAGCATTGAGCATGGATTGGAATACCCGCTCGTCTTGGCACATGGTCGAAACCGCTGCGACCTTCATGCCCATATCGTAAAGCGCCTTGGCGTTTTTAAGCATTTCGCAATTCATGTCTCTGACAGTCTTGCCAGCGGACAGGCCGAGGATTTGCGTTTGCACCGCGCCAGCGATGCCGACAGTGCAAAGATCATTTCCGTTGCCAGAACTGAATTGAGGCGAAACCGCAGTTGGTGGTGGCGAAACCACAGTGGTGGTCATTTCGCCTGTCGTGTTCACAGAGCCGTCAGAGCCAGACCAAGTGCAGATGAACCCTTCTGGGCATTGCACATCAGGAACTTCGGCATGGGCCATCGCAACGGTAAGAAGAAATCCAAGGATAAGGATGCAAAGCACGATGACCTGATCCTTGTTTATCTTCATTTCCGCAACACCGCTTCGATTGTGTCTAACTTCTCGAAGACGCGGCGAAAGTTTTCCCGCATCTCCTTGAACTCGCGGTCATGGGCTTCCTTGTTGGCCTCATGCACTGCTTGCAGCACGGCAATCTGGGTCGCGTGGCTTTGCTGTGTGCGATACATGAAGATGACGCCAGCCGCGATGGGGGCGACAATCCACTGCATTCCTGTGTTGATCAGGTCCAGAAGTTCCATGATTATGCCTCTGGCTGCGTGGGCCAAGTGATGTCAGCAGGGAAACCTTCCTGCTGCGGAACGTCCAACAAGGCGCGGCGGTATGCTGCCCATTCGGCTTGCTTTTCGGCTGTCAGATCAGCCCAGCGCATAGGATTGAGAACCAGCGGATCAACCACATTGGCAAGGA